CTGTTTGTACCTACTTTACCATCTGATAAATCATATGCCATTTGTTCTGCCCAAGCACATGCAATAGGTGTCATAATTTTGTAGGCTAATCCTTGTTTTCTTATTCTTTCTGCTAATGGTTTACCCCATAGTGCATAACCATTATATATTCTTCTGTTTACTTGTTGACCATATCTTTGGTCATATTTGTATATTTTCATAGGTAAAATATTCATTTCAAACAAAACAGTACATATAAAAGTAGTATCTGCATTTGCAGTATCGCCTTGATTCTCTAATGTAACTGCTCTTGAAAATGCTGGGTCAAATCCTTTCATATTTCTTATATTTGTTTGATTAATTTTATCTTCTGCAAATTGATCTGTTGATTTTATTTCTGAATCTAAATCTCCTGACTTAAATGCTTGTCCAAATGTTCTGCCAGTTGGTGCATCAAATTCTCCAGTTTCTGTCATCAACACTTCTGGTTTTGTATATGATGTAAAACCTCTCGATCTAAAATCAGAACCTCTAGCAAAAGGTTGTGTCGTATATACTTGTTGGTCACCAAAAGGACCACCTGCATCGCCTTCTGAAATTTCAGATTTTGTATAAATAGGATTTTGAATTGGTGATAAATCTAAATCAGGTCTTTTACTTGCAACATATTTTTGTATATCATCACGAGTAATATTTGGTTCTGTAGAAAAATCGTCCTTTGCCTTTTGTGCTTTTATTTCATTAATAATTTGTGAGGTGGCACTATCGATTGTTCCTGCACCTTTTAATGTATCTTGAAAACCTTTATCTCTACCTAATAATTTATTTGCGGCATCTTCTGTTTGATATTTTCCAATAGCTTGACCTAAAACAGAAATATCACCCAAAGGCAATGCACCAAATACTGTTTCTGGTCTTAAAGTAAAATCTACATCAAAAGAGGAAAAAGGCTTAAAACCAGCCTGTTCTGCTAGAACACCTTCTTTTAAAACTCCTAAATCATTTAATGAAAATGGTTCTTTAGCCATTTATAAGCCTATGTTCCCATGCCTGTCTTTTGCATGTCCATGCTTTGTGTT